GACGTTGACATGTCGGATATCAGGGAGCGACTCGCAAGGATGGAGGAGCGTCAGGTTGGGCTTTGCTCCATGCTTGAAAAGAGTCTGGCAAGCTACGGGGATCTCGTGAACCGAGTGACTGCACTTGAGAAATTGAAAGGCCATTTTTACCTAGCAGCCGCCATCGTAGGAACGGCTGTCTCCATGTCTTGGGAGTTGATCAAGATGAAGTTCTTCAGCAAAGGATAACACAATGCCCAGCCATAAAGAGTTTTACGATGCCCTAAACAATATATCGGTAAACGCCGATACCCTGAATCTGAACACCGATCAGGTGGAGAGTAAGCTGGACACGACTACTGGTTTGCTGACTACGCTTTCTGCGGATACTGCAATTATTAAGAATGATTTAGCCAACGGAGTTCTTTCTGATGTAAGGGACGGATCGGGCAATGCCATCACCCCGACAACCTTTGGTTCCTCTCGCCGACTAGATGTAAATTTATCCTCGGCTGGAACCGTAGGATCAGCTGCACCTACCAGCGCAAATCTTTATGCTGGATCTGACGGCACAAATCTTCGTGCGGTTAGTGTGGATTCAGGCGGAAGGATAAATACAAACATTAACGGTACAGTAGCAGTAAGCGGAAGCGTAACTGCCTCATCTCCAACTGGTACGCTGACGAATAGTTCTTCAACTATTGCCACGGGAGGAACATCGCAACAGGTTGTGGCATCCAATTCATCAAGAAAGTATTTTGCCATTCAAAACATTTCCGATACTGCGATGTATTTAGGGGTTGGGTACACGCCAACTACCACCACAGGGATTCTTCTTTCCGCAAGCGGAGGCGGTTTTGTGTTTGAATCAAGTTTTATACCAACTTCTGCAATCAACATTTTATGCGCCACAACTGGCAAGGCTTTTGTGGCCTTGGAGGGATAAGTAATGGGATTCTTTGGAGGAGGTGGTGGCGGATCTAGCGTTGACCTAGCATCCCCAACCCCAATCGGCTCAACCACGCCGAACACAGGTGCATTCACAACACTTTCAGCCACTACATCACTTCAAATCTCTACAAGCGGATATTTCTTTGGCGGAACAAATCTTATAGAACAGCGAAATTCAACAAGCGGTCAAACATATCGTCTTTACAATACATATACAGACGCAAGCAATTACGAGCGTGGGTTCTTTAGGTGGAACTCTAACGTCCTTGAGATTGGGGCAGAAGCCGCTGGAACAGGAACTTTAAGACAAGTAAGTTTTGTACTTGGAACAGTTGCCGCATCTACGCCTCTTTCCATAACTCAGACATGGAATAACTCCGCTGTTGGTTTTACTGGCATTCTTGCAAACATAACAAATACAAGTTCCTTATCGACTAGCAACATAATGGATCTTCAAGTGGGCGGAGTTAGCATGATGAAAGTTTCAAGAACAGGGGTTTTGACTCTTAACTCTGGCGGATCTTTTGTGGTAAACAGCGGAGGAAGTCAGCTGAGAGGCGTGCAAATAGGTGCTGATGGAATCACCAGCTACACAGCCACAACGCCTGCTTATTGGTTTTTTGCCAATAGCGGAATCATTGAACAGCGAAACTCAACAAACTCTCAATCATACTATCTTTACAGGACTTACACAGACGCAAGCAATTACGAGCGCCTAGGTGTTATCTCGACCAACACCACTCGTTTTACCATAACCTCTCAAAACGCTGGAACTGGATCTGCAAGGCCGATTGAAATGTCTGCTTACACTTCCGCATCTGATCCAACATCATCCAATATAACATCAGGATGTTTTTCTGTCTTGAAGAACTCCACGGGTGGAGCTGTAAAGCTTTGGTACAACGATGGCGGCACAATGAAATCCGTGGCACTTGCCTAATTTATGAAACAAATCTACATCACAGAAGAACAAGCCAAAAATGCCATGCAACTCCTAGATCTAGCAGTAAAAGCTGGCGGCTTAAATGCAGCCATCCTTGCACTTCCAGTGGCAAAGTCAATTGAAGAACAGCTAATCGCAAAGGATAAATCAGAATAATACAATGAGCTACAACCGAGAAAAAGAAGCTTTAGCTGCAATTTCCTATCTTCACAACGAAGGATTTCTTGAATGTTTCCTTGATAAGGACGGAACGCCATGCGTTCGCCTAACCATTGGTCTTCGCGAAGCCAGAAAAACAATCTCTAAGCTTGCCAAAAAAATCAAACCGACAGACTCCGCCGATTGGTGGAAATATGAAAAAGAATAAACTAAAAAGCCTTTCAGAAAAACGTAAAGCCAACAAGTTCGGGGAGTGGAAAACATCCACTTACGGATCTGGCATTGGCATTGAAGTCTACTGGTCATGGCCGAAGAACAAGAAAAAGCTCAAGTAACCCTCGAAACGATTGAGGCTGTTGCCAAGGCCGACTTCCTTGCGTGGTGGGAGACCTATACCAAAATTCTTACCAAAGAAGCCAAGCTGGTAAGCCCAAGGGCAAACTATCTGCAAAAGCACGTTGCTTCAGTTATTAGGTGGCTTAAAAAGAATAAAAAACCGATTCGCCTTGTGGTGCTTAAACCTCGGCAAATGGGCTCTAGCACAATAACATCTGCTGTTATAACTCATTTTATACGAAGCAACGACAATGCGACCGCCTGTGTTCTTGGAGACGAGCTGGACACATCCCAGAACCTTCTGAATATGGTCAATCGGTACGTTGAAAACGACAACCTCGACTGGGGACAAACATTCAGCGTATCACGAGGCGAATTATCCAGCGGAAGCCGAATAGCCAAGGAAACCGCCAACGATCCTGGTGCGGGAAGATCCATGACCCTCCAAGCCCTTTTATGTTCTGAGGTTGCTCACTATCGTAGGGCTGGAGAAAGGTCTGGGGAAAAGATCCTGTTGGCCATCCGAAATTGCGTACCCACCTCGCCTAACACAATTGTCATTGAGGAATCCACTCCAAACGGAGCTGGCGGTGCTTTTTACAACACTTGGCAAAGCGCTGTTACTTTTGAAGAATACAAAAGCGGTAAAACAGGAAACGGATACATACGAATTTTTGCTGCTTGGCATAATTTTGAGGAAAACCAAGAGTCGTCCACGGAACCATTGGAATTGTCGTTCAAGGAACAATCTCTTAAGGAAGAGTACAATTTGACCGACAATCAATTGGCGTGGCGTCGTAGAGTAATCAAAGAAAAGTGCGGTGGAGACGTTAAGCAATTTGAGCAAGAGTACCCTTCCGACCCTATTAGTTGCTTTTTGGCATCTGGAAGGCCTCGTTTTGACCTTAATGGCGTATCTGTGCTTGAAAAAATGGTCAAAGACCCGATTTATGGCACAATTGACGTACCCACTAACTTTACAAAACCTATATTTAGGGCGTGCTCACAGGCTGAGAGCTGGGCATGGATTTGGGAGTACCCCAAGGAAAATGGCAGATATTTGGTTTCTGTTGACTCAATGACTGGGAATTCCCAGATATCTGGAACAGACCCAGATTCTCATTCTGCTTTAGTTATGAGGGCTGGGTATTTTGATGCAGACGGGAATTGGGTGCGCCCTGCCCTTGTTGCAAGGGTGAGGCCTCCATGCAGGGTTGATATAGACGTATTGGCAGAGTTTATTGAAAGACTTTCCCTGTATTATGGGGGATGTTTGGTCGTGCCAGAAGTAAATGGCCCAGGATTGGCTTTAATTGAGTTACTTAAAGAATCCAGCGTTAACCTTTATCAACGAGAAATATTCAACATGCGCGAATCCAAGAGAAGCAAAGCTCTTGGATGGCAGACAACAGACAAGACAAGGCGCATTGTGATTGAAGAACTGGCCTCCGCCATAAGAGATTTTGACGAAAAAGGTTCTGGCTTAGACATTTACTGCAAGCACGCCGTTGAAGAATTAAAAACGTTTGTGGTAACAGAAAGCGGAAGATCGGAAGCGGCCGCTGGAAGGCATGACGACGATGTCTTGGCGTTGGCTATTGGAATTACAACCATAGCTGGAGCAACTAGGTTCAACGAGCCAGCCGCAGTTAGAACTTTGCCAAAAGACTTGGAACCCATTTTTAGATCAAGAACTCCAGTTGCCAGTTATAGCTGATGTGTCGCTAGTAAGAGAATTTCTGTTGAGGGATCCCCTTACCCAGCCAGTTGTTAGAGATGGCGATACAGGATTTAACTGGCTCTTATAGAAACAAGTCTTTTGTCGGAGGGGTGCAGGGCGGAAGCAAATCTCCAGAGTATTATGTTGGCCCAGAGCCAGAGGAACAGGCTTCCGCCGAAACATTAAAAGCCGCAGTAATGGGCATTTACGAGAAATATGGGCGCAACGCCAAGGGCATGAGAATGGCCAAGGCAAGTCCCGAGTATGCCGCTCTTCAAGGCGCTGGAATAAGCGTGTTTGGCACCCCGACGGCAAAAGTTGGAAATAATGGAAAGCTTGAGGGAGGGACAACCACCCTCGAAAACGCAAGCCAAGAAACAAAAACAAATGCGGCATCTCAATACGCAGCACTCGAAGGCGGCTCACGAAGAGGCACTGCGCGCACTCCCTCATCTTCCTTCAC